GTTTGCATCCAGACGTTCATGGCGTATTCCCAATTCATGAGAACGCCGTCACAGTCAGTTAGTATTACTTTATTTAGATTATTTAAATTATTCATATAATTTCCTTTCATATTGTATACTACCACACTTTTAATGGAATGTACATAAGAGAAATTATATTACTCTCTGTCTGTTTCTTTTATGATACAGTTCAATAGTTTCATGGAGCTTGTCTGTCCAATTATCACGATGCTCTTTATAAGTTAGAGCTCTACCATTATCAACATCCATGAGAATCACTAGATTAGGCATTGCCATACCAGTACGTTCTTCCCACATAATTGAGTAGGCACATGCTTGAATAAAGTAATGATCAAGCATTTTTTTCTTTTTAGGAAAGCGAGAGGTTTTAAAATCGACAATGCTATTCACACCATCAAACTTGCAAGCACAGTCACAAGTACCTGCTAACTTAAGATAATCACTATAGAGTGGTACCTCTTGATCGTAAATAATATTCATACGCTTTTCAAGAATAGGTTTCATGTTAGTCAGACTTTGCATAACGTGTGGCATTACGTCCTTACCATAGTCCGGATCATTTTGTAGATATTTCTCTACAAGATTGTGTACCGCAGTACCACGAGTAGCAGCTTTGCTACCGATCTTATTGGCTTCTTCTTCACCAACACGAGCTCGCCATGCAGCGATCTTGTCTTCGTTTAGAATAGAGGTTACAGTTGTAACGCTAGGATATGCCACGCCATCAGGTGTGACATATCTACGTTTCTCGCCATCTTCTCTTTTAAGAGTTTCATAGCCTAAGTCAATTTTTTCATGTATATAATTCATAATATCATTCTAACACATTTAAAACAGTTTGTACACAGTTAATTTACGACATAACCTCAAAATGTGGTCCGTCAATAAATGGTCGTCTGCCCTGAGATCTTCGCAAGTCAATGTAATTATTCATTGCATCTTCAGCTGTACCTTCGTATGTTCTAATATCACCTTCAGACCACGCTGCGCCCCATTTAACGGCTAGACCGACATCTATTGCACCTTCTTTAAATGCATCACATATATCATCATATACATTTATTTCCCATACAACATCTGAACCATCGTATGCAACCACATCCACCGCATGAGAGAATTCGTCTGGTTGAATTAAATGCTTTGACTTCATAGTTTGTGATCGACCAGCAGCTACAAGCCTTTCTTGCTCTTCAATAGTACGTACGCCATAGGTTACACCAAAGTCGACCTTAGTTATTTTTATTGCGTGTTCAACAACAGCTACTAATTGTGGGTGAACACCGTCAAGCTTGTTCCTTGACCGATTTGATAGTTTAAATGCCATATAATCCTCCTATAGGTTAAGCATTTCTTTTGTCATAATATAGTCTCTTACAAAATCGGATCGCACAATGTCTTGCCATCCAAAATTAATTATATCAAAATTCTTTAGTTGTTCAACGATAGTAAGAAATTTATATATTCCTTGTTTATCGTCATCATATTTAAAATCTGTTTGCAGATGATCACCACTAAATATAATACGTGAATCTCTACCAACGCGCGTTATAACAGAGTCTAGTTCATGGAAATTTAGATTCTGCATTTCGTCTACTAATATCACAGCGTTATCTACAGTTACACCTCTGATAAAAGAGGTGGACTCAAATTGTATTTTACTTGAAGAGATAGCTTTACTCCAAGATCCTTTATCACCAAATAGATCACATGCAATTGCTTTGTATGGCGCAATGTATGCTTCTTCTTTTTCAGCCTTAGTACCCGGTAAATATCCCATGTCTCTTGTTGGAACCATAGATCTTATAATAATTAATCTGTCTTGTAGACTATTGGGATCTAGGACTGCTTCTAAACCAAGATACATTCCAACAAATGTTTTACCTGTGCCAGCCGACCCGGCCAATACCATGTTATTGTCATCGTCCCATGAATCAAAGGCTTTTCTTTGGGTTTCGGTTAATGGATCATACTCGAGTAAATCATCAATACGAACCGTCATAGAATTATTTGACTGTTTATTTCGTTTCATGTTTTTATAGTATTTCCTGCACCAGCACCTTTCTTAACCCGGCCTAAATGTTCTTTCCAACTATCTGGTGTTTTAGATAAAACCCCTCCAGTACTTTCTACAATACGTGGAGCCGATAGTACTTGTACTAATCTATACTCAAGTAGAATGTCTTGTAGTTCTTTCCACGAACAACTGACTTCCCATGTTTTTGTAGATTTAGGATTATCTTTTTTGACTGTATATATTGGCATAGTTACCTCTTGTTATAATAGTATATATTAAGCTGCGACGGTAAACCACTCTGGAGTTTCACGTCTAGTCCATACCATTTTAAACCGATCTTGTTTTGTGTGATAATATTCTTGATAAGATTTAACAGGATCGTCTTTGTGTATACATTGTGGTTCGTGTGTCATTGCAAGAGCAAAAGGTGTACGTAGATTTGACCACTTCGTGTGAGTAGGCGCACGGCGTAATGCATCGGTCAATAACGTTTCTGTACTGTGAGTTTTACCATAGCGAAATCTGTATTCTATACATAATGCTTTAAAGTGTTGATAGTGCCATTCATAATTAGCATTAGTTTCCATAGTCCATACTGTACATGGATGACCGACATGTACAGCTTTGTACAACGTGTCTTCTAGCTCTTGGTTTGGATGTACCCAGTATTTGACCATGGTCTTACCGGACTTTGATGGCCGACGAGTCTGTTCACCGTCAAGCATACGATGTGCTGTTGAAAGCATTTGAGCAGACTCGACGATCATTTTTACGACATGTTTGTCGCATTGCCATTGAGCTGCTACGATTGGATTTTTGTCTAGGATAAAGATATTCATGTATACTATCCCCCTCTAAGTAATGATACTTTATTATACCACGACTTAAGGGGGAAGTACACTCCTTTTTTTACTATGAAGCTTCTTTTATACGATTGTCTAAATATTTTCGCTTAGCCAGAATTTTTTGCATTAGTGAGATCTTGCCTTTCCGTTCAAGTTTTTGGGCATATTCTTTAAGTTCAAGCGAATCTTGTCTAAGACGTTCTAGCTGATTTTCTGACATGTATAACTGTCTCCTTAAAAGTAAAATAATCACATGATCATGATGTATCCTGCAATAATCCAGGAAAAGCTTCCTCGATTACCGGCCTCGAAATTCCTTCTAATTTCTTTTTATTAATCATTGACACAACAAGCTTTGCATCGTCTGGATGAATGCCTTCTAAGATTTCAAATAGAATTCTTTCACGTTTGTACGGAGGCAGTTCATCACCAGGACCACCAGAAACAAAATTTACAAATCTCTTGTGTTCTTTTAAAAGGTTTGTTGGAGCGTTGTGTTCTTGATTAGGAGTAAAAGGCGGATCGCCTTCAGGAAAGTTAAATTCTACTGTAGTATCATATGCACCACGTAAAATGTCTTTCAGAGCCCAAGATTCTCCCTCTTGCAACTCTTTAACTTTTTCTTCTTTATTTCGCCGATTCTTTGTACGGCGGATCACTTCATAAACATCTCTTGTCATATCATCCTCATTAATCTATTTATCTCGTATATGTTTTGCATGTATCTTACAACCAATAAATTCATTATAATATTCATCGGATAATAGTACATCATATTGGAACTGAAGTTTGGCTTCGTAATAAGAGCATTCGCCCTTAGTCTTACAAAGTCTTAATATTTCTCTTTGATAATTATCTTTGCCTTTTGATTCTACTAAACTTTGTACTTCTTTACTTGAACCGTAATATGTACGCCAATCAGATTCAACCCTTGTGCGGACTCTACGTTTGCGTGATTTAGTAACAGGCAATGTTTTTGGCTTCCAGAAGAATTTCTTGCCAATATATTTTTTACCGGTATCTTTCTCGGTTACCATATAAACAAACCCCTGAAATTCATCAGGGGTTTGGTCAAAGTCTTTGTTTTCATAAACCCACATAGGTTTATATATCTTAGTATTCGTCTGAGTCTAATTCAAGCGCATTATTTTCTTCACCACAAAAAGGACAATATTCGACAGTCATGTCGGTTTCACAATATATTTCTGCTTCAATGTCACAATATTGACATTCTACTATAAAACTTCTTTCTTTCATTAAAAGTCTATCTCGCATGCTCCGCCTGCACAAGCTGCAGCACCTAACGTATCGACGTCAGTGTACTTCTTTTCGGTCAGGTCGTATTCCCAGTTCATATCTTTAAAGTTAGCGTTGATCTTATTCCACTTATGAAGAAGATAAGAATCCTTTAAACAATATTCAGTTAGTTTAATATCTCCGTTTAAATAGTTATTTGCAAAATTATTGAATCTACGAATCCAATCTTTCTTTAATGCATTTTGTGATGACTCAACAGAAAGATCATCGCCCATACCTTGAGCGGTTGAACAAGCTGTCCATAGATTATCAAACGTATTAAGAGCTTCAACTACAAGACCGCTAGAGAAGATTGCAGCTGCTCCGTATTTAGTTACCATAGTTTCAGCATCGATAACACCGGTGTTTGGAGCCTGATTAAAATCTTTGTCACCCATAGAAGACAAGAAAGAAATACCTGCAAAGCTATGACGGTTTTTATATACGTAATGCTCTACCTCATCCCAGTCTTCTACGATGATAGTATTTGATACGTTATGACGAATACCTTTGTCTGCGCATAGCTCTTCGTTTGTGCCAGCATTTACCCAATGCTCTTGAGCCAGCTTAACTTTTTCTAAATGATCTACACCGATCAAATCGTCTTTGAGCATAGATCCTTCTTTTGGAAGAATTGGAAATGACACAACTACGTCTGTTCCGCCTGAAGACCAAACTGATTCTTCGACCATATGTGGATTTGTATTTTGAATTGCCTGAGTTACCTCAGATTCTTTATTCATTTGAACATTGCGTATGTACATACTAGAATGCTCAGCGTGAATACCGCTAGCAGTTTGCAATAGAACCGAAGCGTTGCCGCTTGGCTTGACACAAGTTGTTCGAGCCGCTGCGTTGATTCCAATAACTTCTGCAACTTCTCTGTTGACTTGTCTGACAATGTTTGCCCCTTCCTCAAGTATTTTTGCATCAAATAGAATATCGGGATTATTCATCCATCCTGTGATTGAAACTCCTAATAAAGCTTCACGGTCAAATATATCCTTTGTTGTATCTGGTAAGAATTTAAAGTCAGTGTAACCTGCCTGGAGGGTACCTAAGATCGCACCAGCGCGGCATGCAAGAAAGAAATCTTCTTTAGTTACACATTTACCACCATTAATTTCTGTAAGGTTACATCCCTGCCATCCAGACTGCCCGTCTATCTGCGGAAACATTCCAATCTCAACACACGGATTAGTTGTATGTTCTGTTGATTCTACAAACACAAAGCCTGGTTCACCGAACTCTTTTACCTTTGTCATTATATTACCAAACTGTTCAGGTGTAGTTTTATCTCGAACTATGACAGCAGAGTTATTTGATCGACCACGTTGTGGATTATCAACAAACCAATTGCCTGTTTTAGCTGACATCATTTCTTCGTCATCAGGCGAGAACAGACAAATAGTTGCTGAACGGCGAACACCGCCTGATAGAACTGCGTCAGCAGTATGCATACAAATATCGTACACATTAATTGGACGTAAAGGAATAGCCTCTTTTAAATCAATCACGATGTCTTGTAATAGATGCTCAATCTTATCAAGTGCACGACGTAAACCGTCAGGGCCTGGCGCTTTAAATCCACCAGAGATCTTAGAACCCTTTGGTCGAATGTTTGATAGATCAAAGTAAACTCTGCGGCCAGCATATTCTGGATATTTACCGCCGTCTATAAAATAGGATGACATAAGAATATCAACAGCAGTTGCCCATCCTTCTATATCGTCTGTAACAACGTGCGTTTTTGCCGGCTTACTACGAGCTGTAACTTTAGGCAATCTAGCTATGTGATGTTCTTGTACTGAAAATCCTGCACCTGCACCACATAATAGAATATAGAAAATCTCACCGAAGAATGATGGCCTATCTGCATATGAAGACGTACAGTTATACATTCTCATTTGATGCTTAAGTAATTGGTCTCCACCGAATTGAAGTGCCCGTTGTGCACCTAAGACTCTTTGTTCCTTATAAGCCTGTCTAGCTTCTTCTATGTAAGACTTAAGTCCATTTTCTTTTTCTTTGTATTGATTTGCGTGCATTTCGATCACGCGATCTACAGCTTCCTCCCATGTTTCGTATCTTTCGTTGTCGTCGTTAAAGCGTGAGTAACTATCGTAAAACTTTGTTTCGGATAAAAGTT